TCGTCGAGATTAGCCTGTCCTTCCAAGACAGCGAATCTCCCGAAATTCTGATTGTACATATTGTCCATCAGATTTCTCATCAGGGTAGACTTTATAAGTTGTAAGTCCATGATGAGGTCTGCCACGGACAAACCAAAAAACTTGTGGGGTACTTTAATCGGGGTAATGGAAATAAAGGGAACCCGGTCTACAGGATCATTAGCCAGGACTTTATCTCCTATGCTACAGACCTTTCTCAGCTCCGCTAAACCATCATTATCCCAATCCGTCTTTAAGTAGCTTTCATACAGCCAGTATTCCTTTAATGCTTCCTCTGCCTCAGTTTCTGTGAGGCTAAAATTGATACTGCTGTCAAAATCAAACCTTGCCTGTCTTTCACCGGACAATGACCCCATCTCGTCATCGCCGCTGGACAGTTCATCCGGGTCTACATCAAAACCCATCTCTTTAAGTTCTGTCAGGGTCTTTTTAACTCGATGACAGACAAACCGACTGTCCTGAACAGACTTGGCTTCCCTGGAAATAAGGAATTCTTCAGGGGGTACGTTTTCAATCGTTACACGGCCATCTTTAATATTCCTGGTAACCACAACGTCATTTGTGAAGTCATCATTCCTCGTATGCTCGACAACTTCCACCTCATCAGAGGCTAGAAGGGCATCCAGTTCAAGCTCAGTCAGGTTGTGGTATTCCTCACGGTCATTTTCGTCTGTTTCATCCCACCAAACCTTAACTATGCCGTTTTTCTGCAAAAGTGCATCAGAAAACCACGTATAGAGGATTTCCCAGCCTGAATTATCCTTAGTAAAAATGTGGTTAATATACTGAGAAGCCTGTTCAGAAGCATCCACATCCTCCGGGCCGACAGGGGAGAAGGAAACCATGTTGTCACCAGAGGCAAATACCCTCATAAGGGATGGTTTTATCCACTCAATCGTATCCGCAACGGTGGAATCTACGAATTGGGAGCGTCCTTCCACTTCATTACCGAACGGACGGGCATAGTAATACTCCATAGCCTGTTCCCTCTGTTTGGATATGTCATCGTTATATCCCAACGCATCGGTAATTTCTGTTTGTATTCTTGATACTAGTTCTTCATCAATCACTAAATTATCCCTAGATTCCTGTATTTGATTTCATTATCCCAAGTAGGATCATCGCCAGCCACCGCAAAACGCTGCGACATAGCCGCATATCGCGTTGCTGACATCAAATCATCCCTTAAAGGCACGATTTTTCCATCTTTTCTGTGGTACATACGGAATTCCGAGAACCACAAGCCTAAAGTATTAAAAACCTTGAATTTGTCATCTTCCATTCTTTGTAGAATGTCCATAATACCTACTTCTATGGAGTTCCCGCCCTTCTTTTCACCCAAAGCAGGAGGGTTTTCAAAATGAAAAGGTAACATATTGACCCCCATATTCCTGTATTGCTCTGCAAGACCAGGATTACCCATCGAATCACGCCTGTTTCCATCGTGGGGCCACGCAACTGGTATAAAATAGGGTCGTGTTCGTATAACATTGGCATGAACCAATGGTGCAGCTTTGGATGCACTGTAACAGTCATAGACATACATGATGTCCTCATCCCTATCCCATGCTATCCAGACCACCGCTGTAGGGTGATCGTAGCCAAAATCTATCCCACAAATACGGGGCCAATGACTCTTTATTGAAAATGGGTCACAGGCGATCCTGTCTTCGCTCACAGGGAAGACTAAGCCTGACCCTATAGATGGCCTACCGTTACGCCTCATATCGCGCTCATGGGGCGAATAGGAGGACAGAATCTGCTCCATCACAGCTTCGTTCAGATGACCTGATTTACCGTTTAGGACGGTCTTTACCTTTTCAGTGGCATCATCCCAGGTCGCATTATCAAGAGATTGACCAGGCTTTATGGAGTTTATAAAGCTGGCAACCGTTTCCGTCATCCCCTGTTCAGGGGTAAAAGTCATATAAACCATACCCCTACGGTCTAAAGTTCGAGTAACTGCTTGACTATAAATATCTCTTGATGGTTCTTCATCCAGCCACACGCAATCGACAGAACGGCCCTGCCACTTCTCCTGGCCCATCTCATAAGCCTTAAAGAATAAAGAAGAGTTCCCCCCCGATACATGGCTAATAAGTGCCATGCTCTTGGCATTTGGAACCCCCGGCTTTCTCTCTGTTTTTATTATTTTAGAACGAGGGATAGCACCGGAACCAAACGCTTCTGGGTCATCAGGAGAACCCAATAATTCAGCTTGAACGATATCACGGGTTGTTTCATTTGAAACACCACCCGCCCATCCTGTGATGGGTTGCCTGTATATACGGCCTTTCCACCATTTAGGATAAAGGCCCGTCAGGTGAAAGCCCATCTCAGCAGCACCGCAGTAGGACTTTCCTATGCGGTTAGCAGCCATTAAAAGACGTTGGTTACAATTCTTTCCAGTATTGTGGAAGTTCTGTTGGTAGGGGTAAGGATCATAATAATCCAGCTTGTTGTACCTTTCCCTCTTCCGCAGCTCCCGTAATATTTCAACCTTGCGATGGACGGTCAATGTGTTATACCGATGACCTCTGGCTTATCTTCCATCAAAAGAGATTCAAGTTCCTTGTTTAATTCTTCCGTTGAAACCTGCTCTATTGTGGTCTGTTCAATTCTGTCCACAGGTTTTAATCCTGCTCGGTCTAAAATGTCCTTAACTGCTTGAAAACGAACACTTTCACTCTCAGCTTTATATGCGAGTTCCTTTAGTTGGGCTAACGCACCTGGAACCGCATCAACTATACCTTTCCTCGTTTCCTCTGCAATCTCTCCTGCGAATTGCTTTTTAAGGTTATGCCCTCGTACCTCTGCACCCTTCTCGCTGTAACCGGCCATGATAGCGGATTTCGTAGCATTCCCTGTATGAACGTAATGCTCTATAAATGCCTGTTGTTTATCTGTTCTCATAATGACTTGTCAAATGCCTTGTAATAGTCTTCATCCTGCTGTCTTGGTACGCCTCGCCAGCGTTCAAGAAACGACTCTATATCTTCGTCCTTTTCTCTCCACATCAAGTTGATTAGTTTTTCAGCTACGGATCGGTATAACTCCTGGTCTTGTTCAGAGGTTAGATCACCTGCCCCGCCATAATCGTATTTAGGGTCATATCCTGGTAAGTCAGGTTTATTGCCGTACTTATTAAATCTCCTGCCCTGCTCCAGAAACTTGTCAACGTACTTGTCCTCGTCAGGGGTGAGGTTTAATTCCCCCCTCTTTTCCCCCATCAACGTAGAAGTAATCTGGACGGGGCCATATGCGGTTGAACCGCCTTTTGCCTTTGAATGCCTTGTTCTTATGAAAGACGGGTCAGTTCCCCTGAATTCAGCAGATGAAATCGCATTGTAAAGCGCGGTAGGGCCAACATCCGCTCCTACCCCTGCTTCAGTCCTGGCCTGAAAAATACTGCTGGCGTAGTCGGCTATAGGGCTGTCTGAAACGCGGGATAAAAAACCCTGAAATTTTTTTGAGATATCTGGTATCCCTTTATCATATATTTCGCCTAGCCTTTCATTACCCTGATCCAAGGCTTCACCCAATCTTACATTGCCCCGATCATAAACTTCCCCTAATTTAATATTTCCCCTTTCGTATAAATTCCCTAAACCTATGTTTGCTCTATCATATAAAGATTGTGCGCCTGTATTTAGAAAACCACCTAAGTCCTTAATATCTCCTTTTACGTTAGCGGAAATATTCCCAAACCCCCCTGACGGAATACCTCTACCCCTAAAATCTGCCTGTTCCTGTCGTGTAGGAAGATCACCCCACGGATTAGCGGTTCCTTTGAATTCTGTTCGTTGTGGTTCCTGATACGGAATCCTCGACCCTAATGCCTGGTATTCGGATGTTGAGCGTCCAGATTCATACAAGTAATCGCTTACATCGTTCGCTTCCCACTCTGTAGCGAAAGGGCCAGCAAGCGGTTGTCCTTGATCTGATACCACAAAGAAACCTTGTGGCTGTTTTACGATATTAGGCATCTACATGGCCATCGTTTAGGGAAAGTCATTCGTTTGCTTAGATTCATTAATAAATGCTCAATAAGGTATTACTAATATTGTCTATATTACTGATTGGTGTAAGGGATGGATATGCGTCTGCGTACGCAAACACAAAAGGGGTCGCCCCCCCTCGCCCTCGTCGGTATTGTCGTTGTCACTGGTGGAGAGAGCTATATACCGCTTGTGTCGCGCTGTACTGCGTTGTGCTGCGCTTTATAGTTGGCATTGGAGTATCGTTCGCGTGGGTAGATGCGTGAGCGTGTGCGCGGATGGTGAT